CTTGATTTTGATAAGAAGTCTCATGAAATTTTTAGGAATTGGTACGTTGATGGTCGTTTATATTATCATAAAGTAATCGATCTTAAAAGACCTCAAGAAGGGATCAAAGAACTTAGATATATTGATCCAATGAAGATGAGGTTTGTTCGTCAAGAAAAGAAGAAAGGCAAAAATACAATCGGACCAAATATTTCTAACGGAAAGGAAGAAAAAAATACTATCGCACCAGAAATCGAAGAGTATTTTGTATACACTCCTAAACCAGCATATCCAACAAATTCTTACAGTTCTTCGGGAGCATCGAAGGGAGTAAAAATTTCAAAGGATTCAATTACATATTGCACTTCCGGTCTTGTAGATAGAAACAAAGGAAATATTTTATCATACTTGCATAAGGCAATCAAGTCACTCAATCAACTTAGAATGATTGAGGATTCTCTTGTCATTTACAGACTTTCAAGGGCACCAGAACGTAGAATTTTCTACATTGATGTTGGTAATCTTCCAAAAATTAAAGCTGAACAATATTTACGTGACGTTATGATGCGTTATCGTAACAAGCAAGTTTATGATGCAAATACCGGAGAGATCCGTGATGATCGTAAATTCATGTCTATGATGGAAGATTTTTGGCTTCCTAGACGTGAAGGTGGTAGAGGAACTGAAATCTCTACACTTCCTGGTGGTCAGAACTTAGGAGAACTTTCTGATATTGAGTACTTCCAGAAAAAACTTTATCGTTCTCTCGGAGTTCCTGAATCCAGAATTGCTGCTGATGGTGGATTCAACCTTGGACGTTCTTCTGAAATTTTAAGAGATGAACTTAAGTTTGCTAAGTTCGTTGGTCGTTTGAGAAAAAGATTTGCTCAGATGTTCAACGATATGTTGAAGACTCAATTGATTCTAAAAAATATAGTTTCTACAGAAGACTGGGACACAATCAGTGATCATATTCAATATGATTTTCTGTATGATAATCAGTTTGCAGAACTGAAAGAGTCTGAGATGCTAAATGAAAGACTCGGTATTCTTGCAACTATCGAACCTTACATTGGAAAATATTATTCTCAAGATTATGTGAGAAGAAAAGTTCTTCGTCAGACAGATGCAGAAATCATAGAAATTGATAAGCAGATTGAAGAAGAAATTGCTAATGGAACTATTCCAGATCCAAAAGCAGTTGATCCGGTGACAGGAGAACCACTTCCAGGAGGTGGAGATCCAAATGCACTTGGAGATATGCCAATGGATGCAGAAATTTCAGGTGCTTCTACAGAGGCTGACGGAAAAATTGCCGAGATATAAATATAAAATATAGTTATTATTACTTTTCATGGAAGAAATTGTAAACCTCATTGGGTCTGATGCGTCAGCGTTGGATGTTAGTGACAAAATTAAAGACATTCTTTTTGCAAAATCTGCAGAAAAAATTGAAAATATGAGACCAACTATTGGTGCATCCATGTTTGATGAACCAGAAGAATCGGAAGAGGAATCAGAAGAATGATCATTAAACCTTTAGCAACTAAGAGTGCTGTGACTGATGCTGCTATTACTGCAGCAAGAGTAGTTCGTTTAGTAAATGCTCATGCCACTGACGCATCAGTTATCGCTATTGCCAATAGTGCAGCAGCATCTATTACTCTACTTCCATTAAGTAGTGAAATTATAGAAAAAGATATTGGTGCCGCACTAACTGCAACTGGTGGCACTGTAACTGGAGTCCCCGTCGCATTTACAAATTAATATGAAACTCATCACAGAAGAAGTAACAAACGTAAAAATCATTACCGAAGGTAGTGGTTCCGGTAAGAAACTCTATATTGATGGAGTTTTTCTTCAGGGCGATATTAAAAATCGCAATGGAAGAATGTATCCAATGGAGACTCTTGCTAAAGAAGTAAATCGTTATAATGAAACTTTTGTGAAAAAAGGTCGTGCTCTTGGAGAACTAGGTCATCCTGATGGACCTACTGTAAATCTTGATCGTGTTTCTCACAAAATTACATCTCTTGTAAGAGAGGGTACTAATTTTAGAGGTAAAGCACAAATCCTCAATACTCCAATGGGCAAGATTGCATCTTCACTTCTTGATGAAGGTGTAATGCTTGGAGTTTCTTCTCGTGGTGTTGGATCTTTGAGAGAAGATCGTGGTGGAGTTAAAGTTGTTGGTGAAGATTTCATGTTAGCAACTGCTGCTGATATCGTTGCCGATCCTTCCGCTCCCGATGCTTTTGTCTCGGGAATTATGGAAGGAAAAGAGTGGGTTTGGGAAGGAGGAATTCTTCGTGAACAACTCGCAGAAAAAACTAAAAAGAGAATTAACACTCTTGTAGATCAAAGTGCATTGGAAGAGCATAAGTTAAACTTATTCCAAAATTTTCTTTCAAATCTTTGATTTATAAATAAATATAGATTAATACAAAAATAATCTAATAATCAAATGTCCGTTGGTAGCAATTTACAAGAAATGGAAAACGTAGTAACTAAAAACGCTGCTGCAGCTGAACCAATGCCAAAGTCAGGAAGCAATGCTTCCGGTGTATCTACACCAGGACAAGGTACTTACGAGGATCTCGGCGGCCCAACTCCAGAGAACTATAAGGTAGATGATAATTCTGCCAAACTCAAGGAACCCAAAATCGCAACAGTAAAAGACATTGTTAACAGGAATGCAAAGCCTGCAGAACCAATGCCTACTGGAATGAAAGAGGGAGAAGAACTTGAGGGAGAAGTTGTCGAGGAGGAAGACACCACTGCATCTACTGAAGAAGTAGTTGCTGAAGAAGAAGTCTCTGAAGAGGAAGTTGTTTCTGAAGAAGAAACAATCGAAGCAGAGTATAACATCGAAGAAGATGTTGAAGCACTCCTTCAAGGTGAAGAACTCTCCGAGGAATTCCAGGAAAGAGCACGCACCATTTTTGAAACTGCTATCAAGGCAAAAGTTGCTGAAGTTCAAGAAGAACTGAAGGCACAATACGAAACAACTCTCGAAGAAGAAGTTGTTGCTATCAAAGCAGAACTGACCGAAAGAGTTGATGCATACCTTGAGTATGTATCCGAAGAGTGGATGACAGAAAATACACTCGCAATCGAATCTGGACTCAAGTCCGAAATGACTGAATCATTCCTCACCGGGATGAAGGGTCTTTTTGAAGAACATTATGTAACTATCCCTGAAGAGAAGTATGATGTACTCTCTACCATGGTAGAGAAATTAGATGAGATGGAAGATAAACTCAACGAGCAAATCAAGTCCAATGTTGCTCTCAATCAAAGATTAGCCGAGTCGGTCGCCGACGTAATCTTCTCCGAAGTCTGTGAAGGTCTTGCACTTTCCCAGAAGGAAAAGCTCGCTTCTCTTGCCGAAAATGTTGAGTTTGATAGTGAAAACAAATATCGTGAGAAGCTGGTAGCACTGAAGGAGTCATATTTCCCTTCTAATGCTGGCACTCAAAGAGACGAGTCAGAGTCAATTTCCGAAAATTCGGAAGAAACTCCAAGAACTAATACTTCTTTAATGGAGTCATATCTCGATACTCTGACCAGAGTTTCGCAAAAGTGATTTTTTAATTATAAGTCAAACTAAAATTTTTACAAGGTAAATTCAAATGCAAGGTCTTAATGTAGAGGCTCTGCAGGAGAAGTGGTCACCTATCCTCAACCATGAGGGTCTCGGAAGCATCGATGATGCACATAAGAGAATGGTTACCTCAGTTCTTCTGGAGAACCAAGAAAAAGCAATCAACGAGGAGCGTGAGTTCCTTTCTGAAGCACCAACCAACGCAACCGGTGCTGGTGTTGCTAACTTCGATCCCGTACTGATCTCTCTGATCAGACGTGCAATGCCTAACCTGGTCGCATATGACCTGGCAGGTGTTCAGCCAATGAACGGTCCTACTGGACTGATCTTCGCAATGCGTTCCCGTTACACCAACCAGACTGGTACTGAAGCACTCTTCGACGAGGCTCTGTCCGGATTCTCTGGTGTTGGTACTAACGGAACTCATAGCACCAACCACTATGTTACCGGTTCCGACGGTGCTTCCGATGGTTTCGGTAAGGATCAAGCAGGTAACAACCCTGGTGTTCTCGATCCTAACGATGCATCGAGCTACACTGTTGGTCAAGGTATGGATACCTCGACTGCAGAAGGTCTTGGAGAAGCAGGTAATGCTTTCCAGGAAATGGCATTCTCGATCGAGAAAGTCACCGTTACTGCAAAGTCCAGAGCACTGAAAGCCGAGTATTCACTCGAACTGGCACAAGACCTGAAAGCAATCCACGGTCTGAATGCTGAGGCTGAGTTGGCAAACATCCTGTCAACTGAGATCCTCGCAGAAATCAACCGTGAAGTCATCAGAACCATCTATAAGGTTGCTGAAAAGGGTGCCGCAGTTAACACTGCTACCGCAGGTCAATTCGACCTCGACGTTGACAGCAACGGTCGTTGGTCTGTTGAGAAGTTCAAGGGTCTGATCTTCCAGATCGAAAGAGATGCAAACCGCATTGCCCAAAGAACTCGTAGAGGAAAGGGCAACATGATTCTGTGTTCCGCAGATGTTGCTTCCGCACTCACCATGGCAGGTGTCCTTGATTACACCCCTGCTCTCAACGCAAACCTCAACGTTGACGATGCTGGTAACACCTTCGCAGGTGTCCTTGCTGGTAAGTATCGTGTATACATCGATCCTTATTCTGCAAACTCTGCTGCAAACCAGTACTACGTTGTCGGTTACAAAGGTTCTTCACCTTACGACGCAGGTCTGTTCTATTGCCCATACGTTCCTCTCCAGATGGTTCGTGCCGTCGGTGAGAACACCTTCCAGCCTAAGATCGGCTTCAAGACTCGTTATGGTCTTGTTGCTAACCCATTCGCAGAAGGTGCTGCTCCTGTCACCAACCCTGGTCGTATCAAGGCAGATGCAAACCGTTACTATCAGAGAGTTATCGTCAAGAACCTCATGTGATCCACGGTTTACATATTTTACTCAGAGGGTCTTCGGACCCTCTTTTTTTATCTAAATAATTTCAAAAAGTATTGCAATATGGCACTCGTAGGAACTCTAGATCATGTAAATTCTGTTGTTAGTGGTACTACAGATCATTCTGATGATATTGTTATTACAAATTCAGATCTTAATGCAGGATTACTTCTTTCTGTAATTAATGGAACAACAGGAATCATAACGTTAGAAGATGACAATTCCACTGTCACAGGAAGCACATCTGAAGTAACTGATGTATTGGGTAGTAGGCAACAGTTAGTAAATTGTTTTGCATTAAATGTCAATCTTAATGATACACCCACAGAATCGCAATTAGAACAAGTGGATGCACTTACTACTGGAACAATAATAGCACTCTAAATACTTATAAAAACAAATGACAACCGCATTTGATAATCAAATACAGAATAGGAACTTTTTATCACCGGTTGGTTTTAAGTTTACTCTTTCAAAAGATCCAAAAGTATCTTTCTTTTGCAATTCTGCAAGGATACCTGAGATAAAGTTGGGAACAGCTATTCAACCAACTTATTTGAAAGACATTGATGTTCCTGGTGATAAGTTATCTTTCCAAGATTTCACACTAAGATTTTTAGTTGATGAGAATCTTGTAAACTACATGTCAATTCATAATTGGTTGTATGGGTTAGGATATCCAGAAAGCACGAAAGATTTTAAAGACCTAACAACAAACGACGATAATCAGAGGGATCTGCAAGAGCAGTTCAGTGATGGTAGTCTTCATATTTTAAACAGTAACTACAGAGACGTTGCGATTGTAAAGTTCAAAGACCTGTTTCCAGTATCACTAACATCATTGGATTTTGAATCGTCAGCAACTGATGTCAGGTACTTTACAGCAGAGGTTAATTTCAAGTATACTTTGTATGATATAGTAGGTCCAAACGGAAGAACACCTTTATGATCGATCTTGACAAACTTCAGGAGATGTGGGAGAAAGACTCTCAGATCGATCCTGATAATCTACATGATGAGTCTTTAAAGATACCACAACTTCACTCAAAATATTATACAATTTACAATACGATCACTCTTTTGCGTGAAAAGGCAAGAAAAAATTACAATACGGTAAAACTAGAAAGGCACAACTATTATACTGGAAAAGCACCTGCAGAAGTTTATGTAGAAGATCCATTCCCATACAAAGTTAGGGATAAAGAGGCACTACAGAGATACATGGAAGCAGATGAAAAGTTAAATACTATTAACATGAAGATCCGTTACCATGATACCACGTTGAAATTTTTAGAAGAAATTATCAAGACAGTAGCAAACAGAACCTTTCAGATCAAGAATGCTATTGAGTGGCAAAAGTTCCAAGCAGGATTCTAATGAACAACGATGAATGGGTTTATCAAGATGAAGATTTTGATGAAGATCTTCCATATATTGAACTTCAATTTGGTATAGATGATCTATATCAGATATATGATTCTGTAAAATTTAGATATGAGAAGTGGCCAGGTGGGCATCCAGATGAACAAGCAAGACTTGCCTACCTGAAAGATTTTTTGTATAGAATTGTTTTAGAATACAAGTTTAAAATGAACTAATAAATACCCATAGGTGAAACTTATGGGTTATGTCTCATTTGATTATTTCTAAAAAGAACGAGGTATATCTTCAAGTAAAGGCGGAACCACATGTCTACTACGAGTTAGCAGACCAATTTACTTTTGAAGTACCTGGTGCAAAATTTATGCCTCAATACCGTAACAAGTATTGGGACGGAAAAATTCGTTTATTCAATACCCAGACTGGA